ATATCGCTATGGACGTGTGCAGTTTGGTTCAGAAGAAAATACAGATGGCACATTGACATTCCGTTATGAGTATGATATAATTACGGTACCTAAAGAGATTGCAGAACAAGAATTTGAAGACACTGACAAAGACGAACTTGAAAGTCTAGTTGGTGACATTCTACTGCACATTTTAGAAACCGATTTGAGTGAAAAGGATAAACATAAAGATGGTATCGTCAAGATTGGAACAGGCAATCCTCAAGTCACTCATTAATAATGAGGACTATTGTAGGAAAACACTACCGTTCATAAAGCCCGAATACTTTGAAGATGGCACTGAAAAGGCTCTCTACAAAGAAATCGAACAATATGTAACAGAATACAACACACTACCTACTAAAGAAGCACTTCTTGTTTCGATGAATGGTCAGAAAAATGTGACCGAAGAAGAGTTTCAAAAAGCAGGTGAAATGCTTGGTGCATTTGATGAGGTGTTGCCAGATGTATCTTGGTTGCTAGACAAGACCGAGAAGTGGTGCCAAGAACGGGCAGTATACAATGCCATTATGTCTTCAATCGTCATTATGGAAGGTAAAGACAAACAGAATGATAAGGGTGCAATCCCTAAACTGTTGTCAGATGCCTTGGGTGTATCATTCGACCAACACATTGGTCACGACTACCTAGAGAATTCGGATGAACGATTTGATTTCTATCATCGGGTAGAAGAGAAGATTCCATTTGACTTGGAATACTTCAACAAAATTACAAAGGGTGGTTTGTCTCGCAAATCGCTGAATATTGCTCTTGCTGGCACAGGTGTTGGTAAGTCTCTATTCATGTGTCATTGTGCTAGTGCAAACCTCGCTCAGGGAAAGAACGTCCTGTATATCTCGTTAGAAATGTCTGAAGAGAAAATTGCAGAACGTATCGATGCTAACTTACTTGACGTTCCAATCGCACAGTTGCCAGAACTTGATAAGACACTGTTCGATAAGAAAGTCGGTAAGTTGAAAGCAAAGTTTCAAGGTAGGTTGATTGTCAAAGAGTATCCGACTGCTAGTGTTCACGCTGGACACTTCCGTAACTTACTGAATGAACTTGCTCTGAAGAAAGATTTTCGACCAGATATTATCTACATTGATTATCTGAATATTTGTGCATCTTCCCGAGTGAAAGGCGGTTCTAATGTCAACAGTTACACCTATGTCAAATCCATCGCAGAAGAAATCAGAGGGCTTGCAGTCGAATTCAATCTGCCGATTGTGTCAGCCACTCAAACAACAAGAAGCGGATACTCAAACACCGACGTTGACCTCACGGACACATCGGAAAGTTTCGGACTACCCGCAACGGCAGACCTTATGTTTGCTCTTATATCCACGGAAGAAATGGAAGCACTTAATCAGATTATGGTCAAGCAACTCAAAAACCGCTACAACGACCCAGGCGTAAACAAGAGGTTTGTTGTCGGTATTGACAGAAGCAAGATGCGACTATATGATGTTGAGCAAGATGCTCAATCAGACATTGTTGACAGTGGGCAAGAAGATGACACACCAGCATTTGACAAGTCCCGCTTTGGCAAACAAATGAAAAGTGAAGGAAGGAGAAACTTTGATGCTTGGAACGTATAACGTTGGAGAACAGAATGGCATTTGGTATGTCTTTGAAGAAGGCACACCCATTGCAAACGGTAAAGACCTAGCAACTGCACAGTTGTTCGCTCAGAACTTAGAACTCGGACATGGTTTTGATGGTAAGACACCACAATTTTTGGCAAACTCTGGACCGATAGATTTGGATAAAAAATGAAAAACCCGTATGTAAAATATATCAAAGTATATGACGATGCGCTTGATGCCGCATTTTGTGATGCTCTTGTTGAAAACTTTGAAATGCTCAAAGACAAACAAGTGGCTACAGACTTGCAAGGCGTCCGTCATTTCACAGAAATCAATCTTGCTCGTGCGCCAGAGATGCGTGAAGAGTTTCAATTCTTACAGAAGCAAGTTCAAACTTCAATCGAACAGTATGTGAACGATTGTGGTATTCAGGAAGGTCAATGGCAAGAACGTAGCGGTTTCGAAGAATTCCGTATGAAGCGTTATGAGCCAAATGGTGTTGATGAATTCTCATATCATGTTGACGTTCAGGACTATGCATCGGCAAGACGTTACCTAGTTTTCTTCTGGTATCTGAATGATGTTGAAGAAGGTGGCGAAACATATTTCCATGACATTGAACAAGGTGTGCAACCTAAGAAGGGTCGCCTGTTGATGTTCCCTCCAACTTGGACATATCCACATGCTGGTATGATGCCCAAGAGCAACACTAAATATATCGTAGGAGGTTACCTACATTATCTTTAGTGTGAGAGGAATCATGGGAACAGTAATAAAATTTCCGCTTGGTGCAGAAAGAAAAGAATTACAAAGAGAACAAGATGAAATGTGGATTGATAACTTTGTTTATCAGTCAATAGTGGAAACTTTATCACATTGTCATGGTGAGAATATCGATATTACGAAAAAAGAATATTTACATATTGTTGCCCTAATTGGAAGACTGAATAGAATGATTGCACATATGGAACATGGAATTCCAGATGCATATTATCCTTTAGTTAAGCAATTAGTAAAAGATATGAACATCAAAAAAATTGAGTTAACCGATTGAAAAGTGTTGGTTTGTGTTATAAATAATAATACGGAAAGATAATGCGTGGGTGATTTGAGTTACAGGCGTGGGTGATGATGCTATCTGCAACATGGCATCGTTAGGTAGAGTGCAGACATTCAATTGCAGGGTCTAAATGCATGAGGAAATGGGGGTCGCGGCGCATGAAGTCGTATGTAGGGGTTTCATCCCCCCACCATAAGAACGCCTGAAGAGGCTATTGTCGAGAGGCAGTAGCCTCTTTTTTTGTCTCTTTTTTACAACATTTTGCTAAGTTGTTGATTTCTAACGAAAAGAAAGTGGTTGACAAGTAGGTCCAGATGGTATAAAATAAGTATGTAAGTTGAGAGGACTAGAGAGGATTTATGGCTAATTCACTGTATATCAAGGGCGGCAGAAAGCATGAACGTGCGATATGCGAAGCGGTTGCTATATACTGTTGTAAGAAGTTGCTTCCCAAAGTTCGGTCGCTTGAGATTGAAATCGAACTGAAAAACATCAAGGGTGACGTTGTTGGCTACTGTATGATGGAAGATGACATTAAAACATACACCATCGAAATTCAGAAGGGCATGAGTGTCCGTCAACTTGTTAACACTGTTGCACACGAAATGGTGCATGTTAAACAATACTACCGAAAAGAAATGAACGACCAACTCACTTCAAGCGGACGTGCGAAGTGGAAGGGTAAGTCTGTTCACGCTGACACAGAATACATGGACTTGCCATGGGAAAAAGAAGCCTACCGTCTGCAACAGACACTAGCAGACGACATGTGGAAAAATGATTTGATTTAAGAGGTAATTGATGCCAATACAAAATGGTATGCGGTTCATAGAGACCGGTGAAATCCCAGAGAAGCCAGAAGACCTGGCTACAGAAGTAACTTTAGACTACGTTGATTTTGGTTTTGCAGACCCGCAAAATAACTGGCGTATTTTAGGGTTCATTCAACACGCCGAAGAAGAGTTCGGAAATCCCAAATACTTTAATAACTCAGACCGTGAGGTTTACATGGACTGGGCATTCGAGGATGCGAAATGGCAGTATGGCATGCTGGAGATTGATGAGCCAGACATTCGTAACGCTATCGCTGACTATCTCGCAGAAGAGCGACTATGGAATGGCGGTGAATACGTCCATCCATTCGCATTTAACTAAGGAGATGAGCATGACTAGAGAACAATGGTTAGAAAATAAGCATAAAGAATTAGATAAACTCGTGTGGGAGATTGAGACTACGAAGCCCCATGACACACTCCTGAAGGACCTAAAGAAGCGAAAACTACTACTAAAGGATGAAATTCGTGCAATGCGAATGCGAAAAAACGCCTAAAAAAAGTTAAAAAAAGTGAAAAAAACACTTGACATGGTTTTTCATCCATGTATACTATGAGTGTAAGTTGAGATTAGGAGATACATTATGAATGCTTTTGAAAACCTAAATGATGCAGTAGTTGCCCTCAAAGAGAAGATGATTGAGGACTTCCGTCAGTGGAACGAACGTTCTTCTGAAAAAAGCAGTCTTGACCAAGAGTGGTATGATAACCGTGTCAAAGAATACGCTGACGACTTCCGTATTGAAGAAGGTCGTAATTACATCAAACTAGTTGCCAACGGCAGTGTTAAAGGTTTCGTTGTGAAGAAAGCAACGAAGGGTTTCGTTGTCGGTGACATGTTGATGGCTGCCTCATACAAAGCACCTGCTACCAACTTTTCTCGTGGTAATGT